GGCCAGCCTCAACAGGGCCAGCCTCAACAGGGGCAGGGCGGCGGTTTCGGCGGTGGCCAGCCGCAACAGGGCGGACAGCCGCAACAGGGCGGTTGGGGCCAGCAGGGCGGGGGCCAGGGCGGCGGACAGCCGGGTTGGGGCCAGCGCTAAGCGCGAGGGGATCGGGGCGGCTTCGGCCGCTCCGGTTCTTCGGCAAGGCGTGCTTATACAGGCACGCACGCCTTTCTTAAGAACCGGAAAGCTCAACATGACACCTGGCATTGGCCATAACGGCGGGCCGGCGTTGGACCTGGCGAACCACTTAGACCGCAAGCGGCTAGTGCTGCAAATCCAAGCCGACATTGATACCTTTTGCCGCGAAGAATTTGCCGAAGACCCGCGCACACATCTTGGCGCTAGCATCATCGGGCACGACTGCCAAGCCTATGCGTGGAACACCTTTCGTTGGCTTCGCTTTGAACAGTTTGACGGCCGAATGCTCCGCCTATTCAACCGTGGGCATGAAGAAGAACACCGATTTGTTCGTTGGCTTAGCGGCATCGGCTTTGAAGTTCGCGAGCTAGACCCGGAAACAAAGAAACAATTTCGGATAGTCGGGGCCAAGGGGCACTTCGGCGGCTCGCTTGACGCTATGATGAAACCGCCGGCTCGCTACGGCATTCCGGCTGACTTCATTATATGGCTTGGTGAATTTAAAACACACAGCGACAAGAGCTTTAAGAAGCTAAAGAAAGACGGCGTTGTTAAGTCAAAGCCGCAACACTTCCGCCAAATGTGTAGCTATGGGCGTGCCTATAACTTCGCCTATGGCCTTTACTGCGCCGTCAACAAGAACGACGACGAACTATATTTTGAAATTGTGCCTTTAGACTTCAGGCAAGCCGACGACCTGTTTAGGAAGGCTGAAGGCATTGTGTTCGCTGAAAAGCGCCCGCCTAAGATAGCTCAAACTGACACGTTCTTTGACTGCAAATATTGCGACTTTGCTGGCCTATGCCATCGCGGCGAAGTGCCCACAAAGAATTGCCGAAGCTGTCGCAACGCTTTCCCTGTGGACGGTGGCGAGTGGTATTGCCAGGTTCACAATGCCAATATTCCAAAGCACATAATCCCGCAAGGGTGCCCAAGTTATGCGAGGATCGCTTGAGCTATCAACTTCGCTATTATCAGGAAGAAGCGGTTGAAAGCCTGTTCACGTTCTTTGACGAACATGGCGGCACCGACGCGGCCGGTAAGCCGGTCAAGGCGAACCCGCTTGTGTGTTTGCCAACTGGCACCGGCAAAAGCCTAGTCATTGGCGAGTTCAGCCGGCGCGCTATGGTCCGCTATCCTGGCACTCGCATATTCATGGCCACACACGTTAAAGAGCTTATCAAGCAAAATGCCGCTAAGCTTCAGGCTATTTGGCCCCTAGCGCCGCTCGGCATTTATTCCGCCGGCCTAAAGGCGCGGGACACGATGCAACCGATTATATTTGGCGGCATTCAATCGGCGGTTGGCAAGTTCCCGCTCTTTGGTCGGCGCGACCTGCTAGTTATTGACGAAGCACACTTGCTTAGCCCGAATAGCGATACGTCTTACGTTAAGTTCATCAAAGAGCTTACCGAAGGACCGGAAGGCGCGACGCTAGGAAGCCCCAACGTCAATCCTTATTTAAAGGTGATTGGCCTAACCGCTACACCTTACCGCCTTGGCCTTGGCCACATGACGAACGGGCCGATATTCACGCATACCGCCTATGACATATGCACCATTGAAGGCTTCAACCGGCTTATAGCTGAAGGCTTCCTTTGCCCGTTAGTGCCACAGCGCACCGATACTACACTTGACGTGTCCAATGTCGGTATGTCGCAAGGCGAGTTCAAACAAGGCGAGCTTCAGGCGGCGGTTGACAAGGAAACCGTCACTTACGCGGCGCTTAAGGAATGCGTTGAAAAGGCGTGGAACCGGCACAGTTGGCTATTGTTCGCGAGCGGCGTTGAACATGCTGTGCATATTGCCGAAATGCTCAACAACGTATTCGGCATACCTTGCGGGCTAGTCCACAGCAACACGCCGGATCATCCGCGCACCGAAGCGCAAAATGACGCCGACTTGAAGGCATGGCAAAGCGGAAGCCTCCGCGCCATTGTCAACATGAACAGTCTTACCACTGGCGTAGATCATCCGGCTTGCGATTTTATCGCGATGCTTCGGCCAACTATGTCAACCGGGCTTTGGGTTCAAATGCTAGGGCGCGGCACCCGGCCTTGGTCTTATCTCGACTTGACGCAAGACCCGATGTTGCGAGCGGCGTTCCCGTTCGTCAAGGATAATTGCCTTGTGCTAGACTTCGCCGGCAACACACGTCGGCTAGGGCCAATAAACGATCCGGTTATACCGAAGTTGAAGGGCCAAGGTCCGCCTGGCGACGCTCCAATAAAGACGTGCGGCACCTGTGGCACTCACAACCATGCAAGCGCCCGCGTTTGTATGCTGTGCGGTGCAGAGTTTGTCTTTCAGGAAAAGCTTAGCCGCAACGCTTCCGGTCTTGAACTGCTACGTTCAGACCTTCCACAGATTGAATCATATAAGGTTGATCGCGTAGTTTTGGTGGCGCATACGTCCAAGACTAGCGGACGCGATAGTATCAAAGTGGCGTATTTCTGTGGGATACGCACTTTCTTTGAATACATATCGGTTGAAAGTCCGGTCAAGTTCTTCAGGCACAAGTCGCGAGATTGGTTCCGGCAACGTTATCACTATCAAACTCAACAATACACTTGGGACGAAGACGTACCTAAGACCAACACCGAAGTTATGGCTTTGGCGCATGAACTTCGGCAACCTGCGCAAATTAGGGTTTGGGTAAACAAGCAAACGCCGGAGATAATGGGCTATGAGTTCTAATCTTGAAGCAACTAGCCGCTATAAAGAATTTGACACTGAAGCCTTGGCTTCGCTGTCTAAGATAGTGGCAGACGGCATGAAGCGGGCAACTAAGTGTTGTCCTAATTGCATCAACTTTCTTCGGCGTGAAGAACAGTGCGGCTTGAACCGGCTTCGTCCTCCGGCCGATGTTATCGCGTTTGGTTGCGAGTGCTTTGACGAAGACGGCGTGCCGTTCTGATGCTTAGCCCTTGCCATGCTTGCAACCAATGGCAATGCGTCTTAGGCGATCGGAAACAAGATTGTCTTAAACCTTATGTCAATTTAACTCGCATTGGCAATTCAGCAGAAGGCTTTGCCGGCACAGACGAAGAAATAAGCTCTTGGCCGGTATCTGAACAACAGTTTTACCTTAAGCAATTGGAAAGGAAGTCAAACATGGCGTCACCAAGGGGACGCGGCCGGCCGGCAAAGCCGACGCAAGCGGAGCAACTATTAGCAGCGCTGAAGTTCGTTAGTTCTGGCACTGGAGGGCTAGACCTTTGGCAAAATATAGTTCGCTTATCTGGCAATATGGCCATTACTTTCAATGGCCAGCTAGCGGCAGGGCATCCGATTGTTGAGGAACTTACCCTTTGCCCACAACTCGACAAGCTAGAGGCGGCGCTTAAAAAGTGCGGCAAGTCGCTTGTCATATCTGAAACGCCGGGTGGCCAGCTTAGCGTTAAAGGCGACAAGTTGCGCGCCGTCGTGCCATGCCTTCGCGCTGAAGACTTGCCGCCGGTTGAACCGGACCCGCCCGTTGCCATAATCAGCGACGTAATCAAGGAAGCCTTCAAAGCGTGCGGCTCCCTGGCCAGCGAAGCCGGCGAACGTGTCGTTGAAGCGGCTATTGTGCTTGAAGCCAACTGTTGCACCGGATCGAACGGCGCGGCTGTGCTTCAGTATTGGCACGGCATAGACTTGCCGCCGCATATGGTCTTGCCCAAGGTCTTCGTCGCCGCTGTGCTAAAGCAAGACAAGGCACTTACCGGCTTCGGCTTTAGCTGGCGCGACGGGGACGTTGGAAGCGTCACCTTCCACTTTGACGGCGGTTCTTGGATCAAAACACAGTGCTACCAAGACCGATGGCCGATTGAACAATGCAATGCCGTATTGAATGTACCTACGCATCCCGTCGATACTCCCGCCGGCTTGTTTGACGCTGCTGACGCCGTTGCTGACTTCAGTGAAGATGAATGGGTCACGTTGGCGGAGAATGCGGTTATGTCACACACGGACACAGCCGTTGGCGCTCAATATGAAGTGCAAGGGCTTCAGGGCGGAAAGCGCTTCAAAGCAAAGTATCTTAAGCTTATCGCTCCCTATGTCGCCAAGGTGGATTTAACGACATATGGCGACCGGGCGTTTTTCTTCGGCGGACCTGAAGGCCAGGTGCGAGGGGCGATCATCGGCCTTAGTACGTTGATAACGATCCGCGAACCGACCGGCACCATCGGCGGAGCGCAAATCAACGGCAATGACGACGCCGACGAAACCGAAGACTAAAGCCAAGGTTGGGGCAATTAAGCCAATCAAGCCTTAAACACCGTTACCCAACGGGAAAGGAAACAATATGTTCTTTGACAATAGCCGGCCTGATCGGCGCAAGCGTGCGGAAAAGAAGATCGGCGGGGCTGAAAGGCTCCGTCAACTGGCGTCTTCGCCAGTGCCTGACGCCAAGAGCTATGAATTATTCGGCTTAGACGAAATATTGCATGGCGGTCGCACGCTGATATTCGACGTGGAAAGTTATCGCAACTATTGGCTAGTGTCGTTTAAGTGTGACGAAACCGGCAAGATTATTTATTTTGAAGACACGCCAGGCGGCTACTTCGTCAACGGCTATAGCGTAACATTTGACGTTTGGCAAAGCTATTTAACTTATATCCTCTATCGCAACCTAATTGTAGGTTTTAACAGCCGGTCTTATGACTTGCCTGTTGTTCTTGTCGCGATCCAAGGTGCGCGTGCGGATAAGCTGAAAGACGTAAGCGACGACATTATTAGAGAAGAAATGCAACCCTACCAAATTGAACGCAAGTACGGCGTGAAGGCTTTGCACGTCAATCATATAGACCTTATCGGCGTCGCGCCTATTCAGGCCAGCCTAAAAATTTATTCCGGTCGTATGCACTGTGAACGAATGCAAGATTTGCCGTTTGAAGTGGACGCCGAACTTTCGCCAATTCAAGCGGCTATCGTGCGCGATTACAACATTAACGACTTGGACAACACACAGGCGCTTTACCATCACCTTAAAGCGTTCATTGGTATGCGTATTGAATTAGGGCAAGAGTATAACCAAGACTTGCGTTCAAAGTCAGACGCACAGATTGCCGAAGCCGTCATTGTAACCGAACTTGAAAATCTTGGCCCGTTAGGCAAAAAGCCCGATTGGCAACCTGGCGACCAATTCTTTTACAAGGTGCCGGAGTGGTTGAGCTTCAAAACGCCACAGTTTCAGCGCGTGCTTGAAGTCGTTGCAACTACGCCGTTCGTAATCGGCAACAGCGGTTCGGCGTCATGCCCACAAGCCATTGCCGACCTTAAACCGCGCCTTGGTAACAGTGTCTATAGACTTGGCATCGGCGGCTTGCATACGTCTGAAGAAAGCGTGTTCTATAGAGCGAACGACGACGTTTACTTAATAGACCGCGACGTGGCGAGCTATTACCCCTATATCATATTGAACAATCGCTTGTTTCCTGAACACCTTGGCGAAGCGTTCCTTGAAGTTTACCGCAACCTAGTGCTTCGTCGCCTGGCGCTGAAGAAAGCTAAGAACCCGCTAGAGGCTGGCCTTAAAATTGCCATCAACGGCACCTTCGGCAAGCTCGGCAATTTTTACAGCGATATTTATTCGCCAGATTTGTTAACGCAAGTGACTATGACTGGCCAGCTAGCGCTAATGATGCAAATTGAAATGGTAGAGCTTGCCGGCATATCGTGCATTTCGGCTAACACAGACGGCGCGGTTTATCGGTGTCCTAAGTCCAGCTATGAAGACCTAGAAAACGTAATAACCATTTGGGAAGGTCGCACCGGCTTTGTCACTGAAGAAACCCGCTACTCCGCTCTATACAGTCGTGACGTGAACAACTATATTGCGGTCAAGGAACTTCAGGAAGGCAAGAACACGCCAGAGATTAAGACTAAAGGCGTTTACTGTGAACGCGGCTCCGCTCAAAACAGCGTGCTTAGCAAGAACCCTGATGCGCTGATATGTTCCGAAGCCGTGCAACAGTTCTTGGCTAACGACGTGCCGCTTGAACAGACAGTGCGCGAGTGTAAGGACATTCGCAAGTTCGTATCGGTGCGAACCGTGAAAGGTGGCGGAGAAAAGAACGGCGTTTATCTCGGCAAGGCTGTGCGCTGGTATTATGCGGCCGGCGAAACCGGCACGATCAACTATGCGCTATCAGGCAACAAGGTGCCAAAGAGCGAAGGTGCGCGTCCGCTTATGATCCTGCCGCCGTCTTTGCCCGACGATATTGACTTTGACCGCTACGTCAACGACGCTATAGACATATTGTTTGACCTTGGCTTTTATCGCCGGCCTGAAGCGGTCAAGCTCTTTTGAAAGGAACGAATGTGGGCAAGTGCTACTATACGAACGCCAGAATGCACGGCAAAACGCTGTTGCTCGCTGGCCCGTTCAAGACCGTTCAAGAAGCCGAATTTTGCATTGACCTTTGCGGGCCACTGTTGATTGCCGAAGAACCGACTTCGGTTCACGCCAGCTTCGGCGTTGTGGAGTTTAACCGGCCCGATGGCCTTGGCGTCTATAACCGGGCGTTGCGAGCCAACGGTGTTAATGTGCCTGTACCGGCAAATTAGTTGTTGACACTGGCGTTTAGTCGGCTATATGTCGGCTATCAGCAACAAAGGAACCGGGCATGTTAAACAGCACTCGCGAAAACACCGCACTCGGCTTTATTAACTGGCGTAAGAACAAGCGTAACCTTAAGCGCGCTTTCGCTAGTTCCACTACGCACCGGGGCGGCATTATCGGTGCCAAGAAAACGCTTGGCCTTGTTGCTAAGGACAAAAGCCTTGACGATAAGGGTTTGCGCGACAACCGCCTTTATCTCCGCAACCTGGTAAATTGGCTGTGATTTGCCAGCGTCCCGACCGGCATGGCGGCACATTCTGCTATTCGCCCCAAGCGTGCGCCGGCTTCGGCTATTGCCGCAATCGCAACGTGGAAGCGGGCGGCATGAAGAACGTAACGCCGAAGGATCAAGCGGCGTGGCGCGTGGCCGATAACCCCTTGCCGGAGCCGGTGGCACCTGATACATGATCGCTAGCCGGCGGCGTCCCCCTTTCGCCCCCGGTTTTCTCCCTGAACTAAAAACCCCCGGTGGATCGCTCCGCCGGGGGTTTTCTTATATAGGCTTGCCTTCATATTGGGAAGGTTCTGCAACGGCACCGACCGCCATTCGGCAAGGTGCAAATTTTGACCGTGGACGGGTCGTCAGGCAACGCTAGACGCTGACGGCTAGGGATGGCCCAACCGGATGCGTCTAGCGCTCCACAACTTATTGCCAGGGCGTAAGTTTTAGAAGTCCGTCCGTCCACAGTGTTGCCAGTCGCAACCAACAGTTGACGGGATGAACCTTGCCGGCGTCCATATAGATATCGGCGTTGACGCTGTTAACGCCGATTTGGCCAACGTCCACAGTTTGAAAGCCGTACACTCGCTTAGCTTTTTCCACAAACTCTTGCGCGCTCAACAGCCTATCGGCAGCGATATCGCCGGCAAACATCGGCACGCCGACAATAAGCATTACGTCTTTTGCCTGAAGTCCCTTGAACATTGTGTAATAGCGTTCAACGGCTCCCTTCAGGTAAGCGGCGAAGGTTCCCGCGCCGGCATTGGTTACAAGCCCGGTGTTAGGATCGAACGTTACCGAAGCATCTGTAATAGAACCTATCGGCATGTTTGGGTTGTTGCTTAAAGAGTTTCTAAGCACGTCAAGAATAACTGCCGACGATCCTTCAAGCGCGGCGCTAGTTATGGCGGTATCGTTGGCTCCTGTGTTGCCGTCCGCGCTTCTTGTCATATCTAGTCTTGGATCGTCAGGTTGATTAGCCGCGTTGGTATTGCGCAAAGTATCTGTTGGCATAACAAGAGCGTTGCTTAGGTCTTGTCCACCGCGACTTGCGCGCGGCATTGAAGCTAGACCAAGATTGCGAGCCATTACCAGCGGCCACGCCTGTTGCGCCCAAAAGCTATGCCCCTTAGTAAATACGCGCTTTCCGATCCACTTGTTGCGGTTTTTTTCAAAACCCGGTTCATAGTAACGCCAGGATAAAAGCTGAACGTCACCATCCTCAATAACGAGCATCGGAAAAAACGTAAGGTTGGGGTCCAAATAGCCGGCGTAGTTAGTATCCGCGTAATATGCGGCAACACATGCTTTGGCGAAAACCGCCCCGGCGGGAGCGTTGTAAACAGTTCTCGCGCGAGTTCCGCCGTTACCGGCATCGCCTCCGCCAAACTGTGAACCAACTACATTGCCGCCGGCACTGTAAAACATCATTCTGGAATTGCTTGGAAAGTCGATTGATGACGTAAACTTTCCGCCAGGCGTAACAGGAAAAATAAACGTTCGATAATTATTGTTGCCAGTGTTAATGTTGCCGCCTTCATCAAGAAAACCGACAATCGCGTTGCCGTATCTGATAAGGTTTGCCCGCTTGTCTCCACCCGCTGCAACGCCTTGAGTGGCAACGTTATTAAGCAAAGCTTGCGTAGCCGCGTTCTGAACAGCGTCAGGAGTAGCGTAGGCAAGTATGTTTGCCAAAAGCTGCCTAATGTTCGGGTAAGGATCGCCGGCCCTTGGCGCAACAATTCCGGCCGGATCGTTAGCAAAAGAAAAAATATTGTGAATATCTTTTTCAAGATTGTCAAAATCAACGCCGCTAAGTGACATTATATTTATCCTTGCTTTGCTTAAGGTTTAACGAAGCTTGATTACATTGAGTTCGGCAGAGTTGACGCCGGCTCCGCCGTTGGCATCAACGTAAGCAAAAAGTCTAAGCTGATCGCCAGCCGTTCCATTATAGAGACGGCTATTGAACAGCCCTTGCCTAGAGGCTTGGCCTCCTGACGCTGCCGTGGTCCCCCAAAAGAAGCTGGCACCGTCGCCATTGCTTGTGTCAACGCCTGCCCCGTAACTAACGCCGCCTGGCGTAGCATCGGCCAATCTGACTTTCATAGTGATAAGATAAAGCCCCGTCTCCGGCAATGTATAAATGCCGGTTGATGTATTATAAGCCGAAGCTGTATCTATGGCTGTTGTCGTCAGCACAATAGTAGTAAAGTTGGGCCCGACCGTCATAAACGATCCAGGGTTGCCGTTACTTCTTGAAACCGCCAACGCCGGTACGGCGATGGTTCTGCCAGTTCCTCCTTGCGCCACCGACAAAGCGGTTGTCATGCCGGTAATACTAGTGGTGGAAATTCCGGCTTTGGCTGTCAAAGGTACGTTAAGGGTCATAGCCGTTGACGAAAGCGTTGCCACAGAGGTTGCCCCCGCGCCAACGTCGCCGCCTGTGTACCAATTATGGCTTCCGCCAAACGCAGCGTAATTTATATTGCCGACATAATCGACACGAAGGCGAGCGCGCTCCGTGCCGTTTATGTTATAAGAAAGCGTTGATTGCCCAACACCGTTAGGATTAGTCAGACGGAGCAAAGGAACATTCGGATCGGGGCTATTAAAACCTAAAACTACCTGACTGTTGAAGGTGTTGGAGCCTGCCCAAATGTTGATGGCTGCAAGTTTGCCATAAGCCGGATCAGCTCCGGTTGCAGTAACGCCTAAATTTGCTCTAGCCGAAGACGCCGAAGCCAAATCAGACAAATTTGACGCCACCGACAATCGGGGCGTGCTGTCAAGCGAGTTAGAACCTAGACCAAGAGCATTGCGCGCTGTGGAGGCATCGGGATCGGTAAGGCGAGCGCGTCCGAACGGTTGAGTTGATACGGCCGCAATGGCCGACAAATCAACGTCCAATGGTTGCGAATTGGCAATGGCCAGGGCGGCTATTTGATAGGTAGTTGCCGCAACAGTATGCCCGTTCTGAACAACCGGCGTTTGCTCCGTCCCGGTCAACGTCGCCGCGCTAGGAAGTTGTGAAATTTTCACATTACTTTGAGCTTGGCCGAAAGCAAATGTGGGAAAAAGCGACAAAGCAAAAAACGCAATCTTCTTCATATTATTTACTCCGTTACAATACCTTGACCGTCTTCAGTGGAAATGACCGGGCCGTCTTCAGTTGCCAATAACGGCACAAACTGAAAGTCATTACCATAATAACGTTTATCGTAATTTATGGCCTTCAAAGTCACTGTGCCGTTAGATTTAGACGACTTCTCGCTAACTAAGAACGCGGAATTTCTAGCCTGATTGTTGCCCACAATCTGATAGGTGGCTTTAGCAAAGTTTGCGTCGTCTGTTGATAACGCCGCTCTTGGTGCGCGCTGTAAAACTACGGCGTAAGGATCGGCAGAAGGCTTTATTGGTATGGTTTCAATACTGCCGTCTATATGTTGAACAAATATAGTGTAATCTATATTTGCTATAGGTTTAAACGGTTGAGACAAACCAAGCAACAAGCCGGCTTGAACTTCAATTTGTCCGTCTTGCGTGTCGGGCCGCGTGTTGTCAGCAATCAATATGCGCTCCTGAACGACTAGCATATCAGCTTCGCCGGTAGCGTCAAATTCAGTTGTGCAATTTTGATATACAATCTTGTTGTAAGCTCGCCATGCTGCCAAGTAAGCTTGAAACTTATTAGCGTGTCCGATGCTTTCAATCTTCTTAGGATTTACGGCGCTTCTATCTTCAGGAATATAATAAGTTAGCGGCGCTCCGTCTGAAGCTCCTGCGTATTGGTATTCTATGCCATCGTAATCATTAGCCCTGCCAAACGTGACAGTTCTAGTTTCAGTATTCGGCAACTTGTTCCTATGATTAAACAGCAACGTGCTATCTTCAGTTTTACGTTCAAAGAAAAAATTAATTACTCTACCACGTCGGTAAGCTATGCAAAACACAGCCGACGCCAGCGAGCTAAGCGTTTCTTCAAAGGATATGTTGTCTTTGTCAAAAGTATAGCAAAATTCAGAAGCCGCCTCCACATTAAAATAGGTCTTAATTGCTTCTATTGTTTCGTATATAGAATTGACATTCATTTCATCAATTGTACGATTGCCTATATACGGGTCTAGCGCCATAGCCATGGCAATATCAGCGGCGCTATTTGTGCCGACTAGGTTTGAAGGGTCTTTGACTTCGCCAAAGCTATCGCTAAAAACATTATCTTTAAGCCGATAAGGAAGCTTACGCTTCACAAGCATATTGAGCTTGCGGTCTTTAACAGCAAGCGCGCCTTCGGTGCCATAAGTCAAAGCGAAAACAGTTGTGACGTTGCCAAAGTCATTTTGTTCAACGGGCGAAACGGCGTAAACATCGCGCCACTTAACCTCATCAACTACCGTGCCTTTGAAATTGGTATCTTTAGGCGTAAGCCTTCGGCCACGTACTCGACATGGGCCGGTAAACGTCGGCTGTGCGTACATTGTCGCCGCTCGCGTGCTTTGACTGTTAGCGTCCCCATAGACCGTAACTGTAAAAAGCTCCGCCGGACCTTTTGCAGCGCTGTTGCTATCAATTGGGGTAAGTTCAAGCTGGCAATCAACATTTATAGCAAACTTGTTTTTGCCGTCGTCTTTATACAATCCGTTTAAAGCTACAAAATTGGCGAGAACCATGCTTAAATCTTCAGGATCAAGCACAAAGGAACCGACCCAACCGGAGCCTGAACTTGTCAACAAGGTATCTACGTAATCAGTTTCGTTGTTAGTTGAGCTAGATATGCTTTGCCAATCTTTGTTAGCAGACGTGTCGCTAAAGACTATTTCAGTTGCTGAAATAGTTTGAATTACATATTGACCGGACAAATTAAGATTATCAACCGGCGCTGCTGAAACGTTTATGATGTCGCCAACATTGAAATATTTAGTCAGATCAGTTGCAATTTCATTGTCAACATCTTTTCCGTTATAATTTGTTCCGCCTTGGTTTACGGTGGAAGGTTGCGCGATTAGACGGTTAGGATAATGAAACGCGCACGGTACATTATAACTGCTAGAGCCGTTGGTAGGCTCTAGCACCTGGCCGTTTACAGAATTGAACTTCTTTGCGTTAATCAACGGTTCTGTTATTTCAGCGCCGATTTGAACTATGGGAGCGTCGCCAGAACGCGGAGACGTGAAGGGGCCATAAATGGCAACCGAAGTGCCTGCGATAGTTTCAACAGGCGTCGTGTCGTCTAAAATGTCATCAATTTCATAATGACCTTTGCCGACACACATGAAGGCAACTTCAACTTCTTTGTTGTTTTTAAATATCTTGTAAGGAACAGCCAGCAAGTCAGGCGTTGACCTTACCGTTCCAAATATATCAGGAATGCGACCGTTTGGACGGGGGCTGTTAGTCCTATCGGCAAGAGCGTTGTTAGGAGACGCGGCTTGCGAGTTCTTCAGCGAAGGAACTGTGGGCATGAACAAAAAAGCAACCGCTGCAACAGCAATTACAGCAACTATCGCAATGATTGCGACAAGAGGAGTGCCGGGATAGTTAACAACAAAAATTATATCGTCTAGCGTAGCTAAACGTTCAACTTCAGTTTCGTTATGCGGTGTAACATCGCGATCAAGCGCGACTTGACCATGATATATTCTGGCATGTTCAGGCCAAGTTGCGAACTGATTTACTATAAGCTCGCGAACATCGTTGGTTTCATGCTTGACCCAAGTTGCCGGGTCAAGTGCGTTGTGACCTATGATTACGGTTTGCATAGCCGTGAAAACTCACCAACGTAAAGCCAAGGCCGGCCAACTCTAACGATTGAAACACCGCGCCTTCTGGCCTGATATGCGCGACCCGTCCCCTAATGTATATGCCCACATGCGAGGGGGCGCGGGGACGGCGGAAAAGGACTAGGCACGGGGCGCGTGGAGCCGTCAGCCGTCGCCATGGGCGCAAGTCGCCTAGGATCGCCTGCCGTGCGCCAGGAGGCGCGAGGAAGCCGCCTAGCGCCTCCCTTATATTCTCGCCTGTCTCCGCCTCCCATACGTCACACACGAAATGGGCACAGTTATAGCTATTGGCGTCATACTGACGGCTCAAAAACGCGTCTATGCTCACAAGAACCCGCGTAGCATCGGAAACCGGCTCAAATCGTAGTTTTCCCCGGTTCTGTTGCTGTTCAAAGCTGGCGCTTTAGCTTCAAAGCTAGCTCCTTCTTTTTTAAAGCTGAAGGTAGTGACTTCAAAATCAAAAGGACCAAACAAAGGTTGCGTCATATCGTCAGACCGATACGTCCTGTAAATAACCTTTGGCTTGACTTTGAAATTATCGGCAATGGCTACGTTATCTAGCTCTATTGGCAATATTTCGCCCAAATCGCCAAGATCAATCTTAAAACCACTGTCCAAATCTGTTTTTGCTCCCATTGAAGTTATTTTCAACGGGTAGTAATCGAAAGTTGCTAAGGAGCCGTCTTCTAGCGTAACTGTAACGCCTTCCAAATGATTGCGAACTTTTCTATAGACTTGTGAAAAGTTAGGATGACTTATTTCTATTAGCTCTAGCTCCGCCACGCTAGACCTAGTGTTTAGAAAAAACTCGCTATACCGGCTCATTTTCCACCATGCGGCAAAATTACATTAGCAATCTTGGCGATCCTGTCAGCCAAGTTGAAAATGGTTTGAGACGCGCCAAAATATCCGACAATGGCGTTGTCGCGGTTGGCGTCTCGCACTGTAGGCTTGACTTCAAATTGCGCGGATGCCGTAAACCTCATGGCCGTTAAGCTTGAAATAGGCTTAAACGATTTAGCCACAAATTTGCATTGGTATTCTGACAACGCGGCTTTATCCAAGACAAGATTACACAAGAAAGGCAAAGTTCCGTTTGCTAAAATTGTGTAATAAAACGCGTTGAGATAGTTGAACGCGTTTTCATCTAGCATCCAAGACACATTGACAATCATAATACCGCCAACGATATCCAACCGGCTTCTTGAAAAACCTCCGGCGGTTGTTGTCGATATTACATTATCTGGCGACGCAACACTATAATTGCTTACGATTGGCGTTATAAAAAGCTTGTTCATCTTTTATCGCCTTGGTGTTACTTCAAATGAATTTTTAAGAGCCATGGCCGTTTGCGAATTTGGCTGTGCCAATTCTCCGGCGATAGCTTTAGGCGATTCCTCCCTAGCTATCTGTCGCATTGTCACACGCATTTCTTCGTCTGACATAGACTTAGGCTCAAAATAGGTTCCGGCTGGCGCATTCTCAATAACAAGCTTCATGTTGCTAGTAAGAGAAGATTTAAGCAAAGCTGCCGGAGCCTGGCCCGCTACGCTACCAGATTGAAAATTAGAGCTAGAAGAAGGCTTTGCCGAAGAAGTCACATTGTAATTACTTCCTGACGACCTTCCCAAACCGGCAAAGCTACCGGCGGCATTGTCATTGGCGGCGTCCGTTTCTGCTGATGCCGAAGCGGAGTTAGAACCGCCGCTGAAACCTCCGGTTATCGCCACTCCAACACCGACAAGAGCGGCAATAACAGCCGCGCCGGCAGCGATATTGAACGGAAACGGCAAACTGGCCAGGGTCTTTGCAAAAGCCGCCACGCCATCGGCGGCGGCTCTAATGCCGCTATGTGTAACGGAGGAAGCCGTTTCTGTGGCGTCAGTTGCCATGCGAACACCTGCGCCGGCAACATGCGTAGTTGTCTTCAAACCTTCTGTGACTATTTCTTTAACAGCCAAAGCCAAACGGATAACGCTATATGCCTTTTCAGCGGCCTCCATAACTTTATAGCCGGCCGACTTCTCGGCAAACATATTTTTAGCGGCTCCAATTATGCTGCCATAAGTAGCAAGCTCCTTATTAGCCATTTGTTCAGACGCTTTAGCTTGCGCGTTTCTTGCTTCAATGCTGTCTTCGCCGTATCTGGCGCGAGCTTCTGCAATAGTTCTTTCGGCGTCAACGGATTGTTCGGCGTAATCGGTAACGCTTTGGATCAAGGTAGCAAAACCCTGTCCCGCCGTTCCAAACAATTGCCCAAAGCTATCGGTAGCGCCTTTAACGCTATCACTGACAGTTTTAAACTTATCAGCAACCAATCCGGCGGCGTCGGCTTGATCCTGCAAGGCTCCTTTGGAAGCTGCCGCGTCATAGATCGCCTGGCCGTAAAGTGCCCACGCGATGGTGCCTTCCTTGATGCCTTTGGTTTCAAGGTCGCGAGTAGCTGTAGCGGTGGCGCGCTGTTCATTGTTCATCGGCCTTAGCCGATTTTCAAAGTCGATTTGGTCTAGCAATTCCTTGCCGGCTTTTTGTGCGTCTTCGCTCGCCTTTCTTTCTTTATCAATCATTTCAGTAAGAGATTTGCGGGCGCGTTCGTTAGTTTCTTGCGACAAAGTAGCAGAAACCCAAGCGTCGGCTTCTTCAAGTATTTGTTTCCGCAAAGCTTCGTTAGGCGCTTTAGCGGCTTCCCTTGCCGCCTGAACAAGCTTTGTTTGATACTCGTTAAGTCCGATTACTTCAGTTTCTTTTTGAAGCTGCGTTATATAACGTTCAGAACTTTTAACCGCGCTATCATATTGGCGTTCTTCTTCGGTTTTAGCCGTGCGCTTAGGATTGCCGTTGCCGGCTCCGCCAACGGTTTCGTTAACAGCGTCTTCGCTAGCTCCGGTGCCTAGCAACGTAACTTTACGTTCTTTATTTGCAATTTGGGCGCTAATCCGCTTACGCTCTTGCGGCGTAGCTTCTTCGCGAAGCTTTTTTAGATCGCTGATTTGACCCTTAAGCTTTTCAATTTGTTCAGCATTTACTTGCGTTCCGCGCGCGATGCCTCCATTTGAGCTAGAGTAAGCCGCTTCTAAATCTTTGCGAGCTTGAATTGAAACTTGAACGGCTTTAGCATAGGCGTCTTCGGCTTCGCGATCCGTTCGTCCGCCGCTAAGAAGGCTTCGCCCACCGCCAGAAACAGCGCTCCAAAGGATGCCCGCGTTCTTAAGGATATCGCCACGAACAAAACCCGCGCCAGAGCTATTGCGAGCTTGTGGGGTAAGTGCCGCCGCCGCCGTCTCGTTCTTGCGAGCTTCGGATAGAGCCGTTGCCGCCATTTCAATACGCGCTTTCTTAGCTGCGTCGGCGGTATTATAAAACTCGTTGGCAAGACCTTTGACTTTACCTGTAAGGCTTTCAACGCCAGGAATAGCGGCGGTGGCAGAAGTGCCCACACCATGCGAGCCGCTGGCGGCTCCTTCGGCAGCGGTCTTAGCATCGTTAAGCCGCTTGTTCATTTCGTCATAGCTTTTATTTACCGTGCTGATAACTTCATTTGCACGGACGTTTTCAGCTATCATCCCGCCTATTGCGATTGTCACGCCTGTAATCGCAAGCCCAACAGGTCCGCCAAAAGCGCTAAGAATCGACGCGCCAGCGCCTTTAGCGACGACACCAAGCGAACCAATAGTAGTTGTGGCTTCAGCCGCCGCCAAGCGAGCGGCTACCGTACTGGTAACAAAACCGACGCCAAGCGCCACCGATAGAGCAACAACGCTAGGGACTATAACGTCAATATTTTTGGCGAGAAAAGACACGCCGACCGCAATTTCCGATGTTATGCCGGCTCCTTGATTTGCTTCGCCAACATACTTCATCAAAGCATTGTTAAATTGCGTAAAAGATTGCGGAAGCGTAACAGACAGTTTATCAAACTCGGCTTCAACAGAACTTGTTGACTTAGCCAAAGCGTTAAAGACAACTTCGCTGGTAAGCTTGCCTTCTGTCCCCATTTCACGGAGCTTGCCCGTTGTAATGCCAAGACCATCGGCAACCGCCTGGCCAACGCGCGGCAAATCCTCCAAAAGCGCTTTAAGGTCTTGTCCTTGGAGCCTACCCGCGCCAAATGCTTGACCCAACTGCGTCAACCCGGCTTCAGCTTGTTGCATAGGAACGTGCGAAACCGTCACCGCTTCACTAAGCGTTTTGGTGACGTTCAGTAGATCGGTTTGATTTACGCCAAGCTCTTTAGTAGCTCGCGCAATCTTAGCGTATAGTTCTCCGGTAACTTCATAGCTTGTCCGGGTTTTTTGCGCTATTTCAAACAGCGAATTAGTCGCCGTAGTTAGCTCCGTCGTGCTATGGGTAACAAGACTTAGCTGGCCTTCCATATTGGTAAAGCTAGTTGTAAGTTCATAGGCTTTCTTAGTCAACTCGGCTAAACCAAGTCCAGCAAGCACAGTTTCCAAACCGCCGAAAGACTCCTTAAGCCTTTCGGTGGTTTGTTCGGCCGTGACGCCGACTTCAATTAAAACCTTAAGTTCAGCCGAAGCATTGCGAACATCGGCGGCATCAACTTTGATACCAAGAGTTGCAATATCTAAAGACATTTAAGACCCTTTTGGAGCTTTAGCCACGCTCGCAATATAAGCGTCGTCAATCTCTAATATCGCGTCCAGTTCCCAAGGGTCAAGAACAAGTTTGTTCAGACGCGCCCACGCCTCAACTTCCAAATAACTTAAAGGCACATGCCCCCAACCATAATTAACCCGGCGCGAATGCAACTTTAAATAGTAACTCCACAAATAAGCTACTAAGTCCGGCAAAACAGGAACAGCCTTCAATTCTTGCGGCTTAATTCCTGATTGTTTCCAAGCTGCAACAAGATGTTCGCGAAGTGTATGCCCGTCCTCTTGCTTAACGGAAAGGGTGAAGTCCGCTTTAGCGAACTTCACCAAACGAACCGTTAAGCTTTGATAAAAAGGTCAAGGTCGCCAATCTTGCCGTCGATTTGTTCGCGCATCCAAATGAAGTGAGTATAAAGACGCTTGGCGTTAACAACGCTAAACGTCAGTTCCTCTCCCTTGAACTTGATAACAGGCTTGTTGTCGATAACTTCGCCCTTGGCATTGCGCGTTTCAGAACGCCAATTCGTAGTGCAAGCCGTCAACAGTTCGATTGCTCTTTCTTCAATCTGTTCAGCGGTAAGCGTCGGTTCATCATCGCCGGCCTTGCTTGCTTCAGCAGCAGCTTTTACGCGATTATTAGTGCGCTCGCGCACAATTTCACGAAAAACGTCGCTATGCTTGCCGAGAATACCAACAAAAATGCCGGTAGGCTTGCCCGTAGTAGGATGCTTAAGTTCAACTTCAGCGCCAGCATTAGAACCGGCAACCGTGTCAAGGTCGCCAAGATCAATCATCGCGATTGCTTCAACAGGCTTCGTCATGTGCCCGGTTCCTTCATAATAAAAAAGGGGCGGCAAAAGCGCCGCCCCTCTAGGATTGCAGATATGGCAAACAGCGTCAAGCGTATGCGCTGTCCTGAATACTGATCGTCGTTGCAACGTTGGGCGTGCCAGGTCCACCGTTTACAACCTGTTCTAGCGCCGTGAACGGCATTGTAAGCGCCAGGCCCGTAGGAGTATCGTCTTTGGTAGAGCCGGAATATTTAATCCTAGACATTACAAAACTTGTAAAGCCAGGCTTAGGCGAGCTATCGGCAGTAAGCGCAACCGCAACAGACGCTTCAATTTCATTAAGAAACATATCGCGATATGTTGCGTCAGCAAACAGAACTGTCATTTGTCCCGTAACCTTAAGCACACCCGGCAAAACGTCAGGGTGAAGATTGCTGCCAATTACTCCGTCACCGGCCGGATAGGCATAATCTCCGGCAATGGTAATAGTTAAGCCGGTGACTAGACCAGCAACATTGCCGTTGATGATTAGCGCACCGTTGACACTGGCAAGAATACCGCCCGTGGAAGGAGCCGCCGGAGCATTGAAATATTGAGCTTGGCCAGGAACCATATTAAGCCCCATGATGGGGAAAGCCACGGTTGCCATACCGGACGGAGGCAACGTAATCGTTGCTCCGGTAAACACGGCGTCAGTAAAAAGTTCATCTTGGCCGATATCGGCGAACCAATGTTCAATCGTATAGTAATCGCGAGTTTGGTTGGTTGCCGGAATAAAAATCTTCTTGCCCACAGATAGAATCGCTACATTATCGCCAGCCGCTTTGGAAATAATGGGCGTTCCGTCAAGAACAAGAACTGTCATAAGGTTAGCCGAAAGGCCGGTAACGATCATGTATTGATCGTTATTTGGACCGGCGGGCGCGGCCCATCCGGTAGAATTGACGATATCGCCAATCTTAAAGCCATCGACCAAGAAAGAGCCGGCGGAGCGCGCAAACGTTCCCGTTCGGGTGCCGGTGGAGTTGGCAGTAATAACCGCCACGTTACCCGTTGAAACATTGGCTTGCGCCGCCTGGCGCAAAATGCTTTCAAAAATGGCCTGGTAAGTGCCTACCGACAATTCCCCATTAAGAGTTCCGCCGGTCGCTTTGACGCCATGCCGCATATCGCGGACCTGTTGACTTCCCAGCACTTCGGCGGACTGAAAGCTACCCTTCGTAACGTCCAAAGTTGACGTTACACGGCGCATAGATTGCGCGCTTCCAGCCGCGCCGGCAGCGGCAATAACGCCAAGCGCATCCTGACGCTTGATAAAGAGCTTCTTGAAAACGCCGGTTGCAATGCCAGACATTGACTTAATCCTTTCTAGGTTGAACGTCCGCGAAGAACCTTATGAATACTTGAACAACGTATCTGTTAGCTTCAACAGACCCTTTGCCAATTTCAGGCGTTTCCTCGACTGTGGTTGTAACGTTATCGTTAACCCAAGACAAGCCCCGCCTGAAGGTGTCTCGTAATAGATCGCCTCGCTTGCCTGCCGGGGCCGGCCCTTCGTTTAATGGAAAGCTAAGGTTTATTTGAAGATAACCCCTTTGCCTATAGAAGTCGTCGCCAAATGTGGGATTTTCTGGCCTAGCCAACATTAGCCAAACCTCTTGCCAAGCGGAACCGTCGTCCGTCTTGAAGTCTGTATTTTCCCAAGCTATAGGCAAAGTAGGCCGAACTTGATTAAGTTCAGTTTCCAACGCGGCTCTAATCTTTTCAATTGCCACTTGACAAAGCCCTTACAGCGGCGGCTACTATAGGCTGAAATTCAGCGGTCGTTAGCCTAACCATTCCATGTGGTGCCTGACGGCTCCAACCTGTCTCTAATCTTGGTCCGTAGGGCAAACTGTTTGTTATATAATAAACACCGCCTGCCGGTTTTTGCGGAGTTTCTGACGTAATTCGGCCAATTGTCATTCCTCCCGATTTGTCGATATCATTAGTTATAGTGGCGTTGAAATTGCCAAAACCAAATTGCCAGTTAGCCCTAAATCGCCCGCCTGTATAACCTGGCGGTGGCGAACTTATCCAATAGTCAGGATCGCCAACAGGCGACTTCATAACTAAGGCTGTGCCAACGTCTATGACTATCTTTCTAACGACGTTATGCGCTCTAATGTCTATGCTGTCCGCAATGCGGCGCAAGTCGTCGCTAAAGCTCACCCTCGCACCTGAAGCACATAAAGGCAAGGCAAGTCACCGCTGAACACGGTTGTTACCTGGCGAACATAATAGGTTGTGCCGTCATAGCTGATATGGTCGCCAGTTGTCGGCGCGTCATAATCAACAAAATAAGCGGCGGCGGTGGTAATTTTTTTGTCGCCAACTTCAATCAAACCGCCTGACGAAGCGGTGACACGCGGCGGGTAATCCTCCGGCGGAGCTACTTTAACCCCTGGTACGGCCATAACATCGCCGCTGACATTGCCGGTTGCCGGATCATACGTTTTGCTTTTAACAAGAACGTAATCAACGGCTTTGCCATATTCCTCTATAACTTCAAGAGCAAGAGGTACAAGCTCGGCATCTAATTCAGTCATGTTCGCACCAACTTAGCAAAAGGGCCGGCGGACAAAGTGGAAAGAAAAGGCGCAAAACGCAAAGACGCAGCGACGAAGTTAGTTGATGTTGCCGAATTGCCGTCATACTGAACTTCAAGCGGGCCAACCTTGACCATCTTTTTGCCGCGCGTAATGTTTGGCAATAGTGGCGTCGTTCGAGCAATCAAAGCCAACTCGACAATAGCTTGTTGAATAACAACCGGGACAGTTGGCCAAAGATTGCGAGGAAAAGGCAACGGTTGATTAACGAACACCGAAACACCGGCCATAGAAGGACCATACATTACAGCGGCGTAATCGGTGGCCTTTCGCATCAACTGTTCTTTGACAGTCAGGTCAATAGTTGCCCACGCTGTATTGCCTCGCGCGGCGTGGTAAGCGTCGGCAAAGGCGACGGTGGCAAGGCTTTCCGCTCCGGCTACTCCGGTGCCGTCTTCAACGATTAGCGCCATGTTCGTCTAACCCTTAACCTGAAAGGGCCGGCCCTTTCGGAACCGGCCCTTGGGGAGTGCTTAGGAAGGCACGCCTTCTTTAGCTATTGCCGCCGCCCTGGCCTTCGCCGCCGCCGGTTTCGGCGCTCTTGGCGGCATCCGCCTTGTCGGCACCGCGAAGGATCGCCACAAGGCCGTCCTTGCCCGCCTGATCGTCCTTGACATTCTTGTCATAGGCCAGGCCACGCGCGTCAAGGCCGGCCTTCAGTTCGGCAAGGGTCAACGCCCCGTAGCCGTCGCTTGCCACGCCCCAACCCGTCGTAGGGGCTCCACCGCCACCGCCGGCAGCTTCCACCGCCGCGCCGTTCAAATTTCCCTTGGTCGGGTCATAAGACGCGGTAGGAAGCTTCCCCGCCGCCTGAACGCCATCCTGGCCCGCCGCATGATACTCGCCAGCCGGCGTAACCGCCGGATCAATGACGCCAATGCCGGCCATCTTCAGCTTGCCGGCGTCATCTTCGGCAATAGAGCGGAAACCGCCATTGCTATCAATATCGCCCCCCTTCATGCGATCCATAAGCCGTTCGCGCTGTTCAGGGGCCAACGCATTGATGGCAAGCGTAGCTTCGCCAATAAGGCGAGCGGCATTGCCGATACCATCGTTCAGGTTATTGCCACTGTGGGCACTTTCAGCGGCGTTGTCCGCCTTACGCTGTGCCCGGTCGGCGTGACGTTCAGAAAGAGGCTTCATGTTCAAACTTCCTTGGTTGGTCCCTGACGTTGTTTAGTCAGGGGCACAGTCAAATAGTCGCGAGCTTACGCCTTGGACTTAATGAAAGCGATGGGCGCTTGCTTACGCGACACAACCCGCGACCAATGCGCGCCAAGCCGCAAATCGGCCAAGGTAGGCGACATTTCCGCCATCGCCGCGCCGTTTTCGATCCATTCAAAGCCAAAGGGATGCATCATCCAAGTACGACGCTCCCAAATCGTTTCAGAACCGCCGCCATTGCCGGCTTCTTCCTTGCGAGTGACAGCGGCAGGCGTCTTAGGACTGCCCACACCAAGACCGAAAACGTTTCCTTCCACGCCGCCAAAGCCGATGGCTCCGCCACCGAAAAGGATCGACGTAAATACGCGATCCGCGCCAGTGCCCGAAACGGGCAAGCTGTCATCCATGATGACAACGCGACCTTTATACGTCTTGACAACAATGGTGCCGTCACTGGCGCGCACCGTCTGAATTTCGTTGTTCTTGTCGAGACGTGCCGAAACCGCGCTATGCATGGCAATTGCGCGCAAGTTTTCCACCTGATCGCCCATGGTATAGGCGGCATCAATGAAAGCATCGCCGCTAAACAGCGCTGCCGCGCCAGCATTGCCAGAAATATCAACGATCATATCGCCGCCGTCGTTCGCCACATTATCAGCCAATAGGCCGACGCAAGTAGCGACAAGCCGGCGCTCCTGTGCGCGAAGCCAATAAGTGCCGAAACGGTTGCGGACCTGTTGAAGCGGCTCTTGGTTGGAAAGCTCCGCAACAAGGTCCATTTCAGCAAAGCCTTGGTTCAGCCAAGCGCTTCGCGCCGTCATGGTGCCGGTGCCAAGACCGTTGGGCACCGCCAGGTCGGCGGGGTCGTCGTTGGAATAGTTCGGTTCAAGGTTTGGGTCAATGTCCTTCCAAAACGGGACAGTGACAAGCTTGCCGCCCTGGCCAGCAACAGCGTTTAGAAAATCGTTGGTGGTAATAACGCCCGACTGAACAAACGCCGACGTTTCAGGGTTGTTGATAGAGGTATAAGAGCCGTAAACGGCGGGAATGAACACGTCAGAAAGCCGGATCATGGCATTTTCTTTCAATTGTCCCTTCGCCGTTTACGGCTTAGGGCGGTTGTTACTTCGGCGGAGCTTTCGCTTCGCCAGCTTTAACGCGAGCCTCAAAGCCCGCCGGGTCCGCCGCGTGCGCTGCCGCACGTTCCAAACCCGTCATTTCATAAATCTTCTTGTTCCCGCCTTGCGGGTTGCCTGGGTTGCCAGTGCCGCCGCCACCGTTGGCCGGTGCGCCGACATAGTGCTTGCCCTTGTCGCCTTGCGACCATTCCGTGACAAACGCGCCTAGCGGCTTGTCCCCAACAAACGCCTGGCGCTTGCCGTCAACTTCCTTGATCGTAACGCCTCGCGAAAGCGAAGCGGTAACGTCTTCAAGGAACTCCGGCTTAACCTTGGCGGCGACCAATGCGCTTGTCAACTCGCTATTAACGAGCGTGTCGCGTGAAAAGGTCCGCTCCGTGTCAAGGGCGGCGTTCGCGTTGTCGCGCTCTATCGTACGCGCCGCCAGATCGCGGTTCACTTGGCGAAGCGAACTTTCGGACGTGCGGAGCTTCCCTTGCACGTCAGCAAGTTCCGTTTCCAGCCGTTCCACTTCGGCCGCGCTGGCGTCGTCGCCGCCTGTGCGCGCCTTACGGATTTTGCCAAGAAGTTCTTTGTTCTTATCCTTCAAGCCGATAATTTCGGCTTCGTGTTCTTCACGCTGTTCTTCAAGCGCCGCGTCAATCAACGCCTGAACAGTCGCCTTGTCGGCGGGGTCGTTAGGATCGTATGCCATTCTATGTTCCCCTTGGGAAGTTGCGGCCTTGCCACAGCCCGGTTATCGGCAATCACCACACTATCCGGCTTACCGCTTGCGTGCAATATCCCTCAACTGTTCAAGTGAAACCGGGTTGCCGTCGCCATTGACTAGATCGCGAAGCGTAATCTTGCCGCTTCGGAATAGCTCGGCACGACCCGGCCCTAGCTTATCATCAAGATAAGCCTTATCCTTTCGTTTCAAGAACGCATCAAAACTTGTGTTGCCGGCAATCTGCCCTTCGTCACTTGCGCGAGTGCCAACCGGACTTTCAGGAATATCTAGCCCTAGCTCTTTAAACGTTTTGGTAATCGGCACTTCAAGCGAACGACATTTAAAATGGCGCGGAGTGCCGCCTTTAAATGGTAAAGTGTTACCATTAATGGGCTTGTATTGCATATCCCATTCAGCGCCAGAATATGCCATACAAATATCGCTTGTATGCCCGTCAAGAGTTGAAACCTGACGAATACCTTTGATTAAATCGTCGTTCTCTTGAAACGTGCTACGCCTAGCGTCATTAGCAACAGTTTGCACCGACGTTTGAACTAAACTTTGCGCGTCTCGCCTAACTATATCCATAACGCCAGGCTGGCCAGATTTGCCCACAATTCGGGACACAATCTGTTGGTTCGTCTCCCCTGCCGTCATGCCTAGACGCAATTGTTGAGCGAATTTGAATTGCGTAGCTACTTCTTGGCCTTTCCACCAATCGGCGGCAGGAGAACCTTGAATTAGAACGTCAGAAGCTACGCTTTTAAAGTAGGCCGGACGCGGAATGCCTATGGTGTCTTTGCCAAAGAAGATTTTTAGAATGTCTTGTGTATCTTCGGCAACATAAAGTGAAATGCCAGCAAGGTCCGGCAAACTGGCAATTTCTTCATAATGAGTTGAAATAGCTTCGTTTGCCGTATTCACGATTTTGTTAACGTCAGACTTTTGAGCCGTCGTTAAATCTGTGTCAGACAAAGACCTTACCAATGCACGCTCTAGCTTTTTAAGACGCTTAAGAACTTTGTTCTTTTCGCCAGAAGCTAAGCGCAAAATATCAAGTGCTGACGCAACAAAAGCGTCAAACATATCATTAGCGTTGCCGGGTTTAGTCATTTACTTGCCGCTATTGCCAGACGGAGTTTTGCCTTCTTCGTCGTCGTTTCCTTCGTCGTCTAAAGAAGGTCCGCCGTTGTGGCCGATTGGCGGAGCCGGCGGGTTCGCGTCAATTCTGGCCTGTTCTTCTTCGTACTTTAGATCAGGGTCAATCATATCGGCCCGCTTAAGCAAGTCAAACAAGCTTTCACCTGACATTTGACCGGCTTGAACAAGCGCCAACCAAGCCGTCAACGTTACGCCGTCAACCGACATTGGCACAAAATCGCGGTTAATCTCAAACTTGATAGGTCCGTTGATGTTCGCCCATTTGGCAAACATGGCAAGAGCTTTGGCCAGGCCATCGCTTACAGCAATAGCGATAGCCGAAAGCACGGAGTTTTCGCCGCTGTGCCGCATGGCCAAAGTTTCGGCAGCTTCAACTCCGCTTTTTTCAGGCGAAAGCATACGCGCGCCGATAGCCGCCATTTGCGCTTCTTTGCGATTGAGATTGTTTTCAAGAGACTGCAAACCTTGTCCTTGAAATTCAAGATAAGTCGCGGTTGTTTCCGCATCGGGGAAAACCCAAGCCGTAGTTGAGCCAATATAGAACTTGGCTGGAATAGCTTGGCCGGCTTCATTAAACTGTGTTTTGTAGCCGGATATAACAGGCGTGGGCAAACCCGTCATGTGGCAACCGTGTTCATAATCAGCACTAACGCTGTAATGCTTCAAGTTTAGATCAACTAGATCAACAAGAATTGGCTCCGTAAGCGTCGCTTCCGTACCATCGGGACCAATAAAGTAGAACGGAATTTCGGTAAGAGCGGCATCGTTTATAACCGGATAAACGTCGCCACCAATCTGTTCTTCGTCTTGTTCGCGAAATACTCGCATACGATATTTGCCGTCAACAAGATCAAGAACCTTGATGCGGTTTTCAGTTTCAGTTTCAAACTCGTTTTTCTCAATTACAAATTCTTCAAGCAAGCGCACTTGCGTAAGAACATGATGATTGTTTACATAGCCAAAGCGCCAATCAATAATATTCTCGGCTTTATACTGTTGCATTGACGGACGAATACCAAGCCGTTCAGTGTCGGCAATAGTCAACGCCACAGGATTACCTTCGGCGTCAACAATTTGTGTAGGATGGTCAACAAGCACGCCCAACCGGCTAACGGTCAAGTTTTCAAGCGCGCAGTCTTGGGCAAATGCGTTAAAGCTAACGCCGCTCATAGTTACATCAAGCAACAGCTTTTCAAGCTCGGCAGGAACTTCAAGCGTAGCCGGTTTACGGAAAAGCATTCCGATAAAGCCGGCGACCGTTCGCCAAGTAGCGTTGTAAAACGGCGTCCGCTTAACATAAGCCATGTATTCAGTAGCGTCTTGCTCTTTCAACATAGACAGATAAAGCACGCCGGCTTCGTGAATATTATCTTGGCCCGCGCAAACATCGCGACATTTGCGCCATTTCTTCGCGTACTTGTCATAGTCGCGATGCCGACTAGAAACGCCAGTGCCTTTAGCCATTATACACCGCCCACCTTAATCTTTTGAACCCGACCGCTAATTACCGGGAACCTGAAGCAAATGAAATAGCCGCCCGCGTCGCCGGAGTGGTCTAGTCCGCTAGTCTTATCAGGTTCCCCATTCTTGTCATACGCCTGTTTTTCTAATGTCTCCGTGAAAGCCGGGCACAAATCAACGTTGATTTTAAGCCGACGCTTACCGCCCGCATGGATCATGCGGTTAACTGCAATTATTCGGTCTTTAACGCCAGGATTGGCACCGTTAACTAAAACAGTGAAACCGGCTTGTTCAAGCAAGGCTATATCTGAAACACTGGCGTTAGCTGATTTACGCGCGGCTCCGCTGGCGTCGGGATATACAAAAATGGCATGATTAACGAAGCGTCGTTTAATAGCTTGAATCATAGCCGGAGTATCAAGCAAGCCGGTAAACTCGGCAACGGCGTGCGGTTCTCCGCCACGTTGAACAAAGACAACAGCGGCCATTTTGCCGACGTTGAAATCCATACCAATGTGCAACGGTTCGCCTGGCATAATCGTTGACGCACAAGCATTCAACGCCCGGTCAAACTCGCTATAGACCGCGCCAGAAGTAAGATTGATAAATTCGCCGTCTAAGTAAGCCGCAATTAGGTTTGTGGGATAATCAGCCAACAAATCAGATATATAATCAGTCGGCAAGTTCTTTTGGTTGCTGTAAGTGCTTGCTTTAATTATTTGATACTGATCGTTAGGCGGAGCTTTTTTCCAACGTTCATAGACGAAGCGGAAACCTTCGGGCGTAGTGCCCACAGCTATTGTGTTCGGGTCGCCGTCACGCTTCTTTTGCCGATTACGCGACAATATCTTTTGCCAAACAAGTCGCGCATCTTCAGTCTTAAGCGTATCCAATTCGTCAACTAAGCTGTCAGCGACTTCATAACCGACGATGCGTTGCGGCCGGTCCATTGTTCTAAAGATAATGTCGCCGCCGTCGATTATCTTAATCTTTGGCGTTTGGTTGCGAACTGTTGTATAGTCAACGCCATATTCATAGCCGTATTCGGCTAAAGCTTCCTCGAAACGCGGGAAAGCAATTGTAGTGACTAGATCATAGGTTGGCAGATAATAGGCAATGTCATTTTCAGGATAGGCGAATTTTAGCGCCAGAGCGCGCGCGATCAACGCCGCCGTTTTACCAGCGCCGAAACCCGCCACCATTGCCGGATAGCGGGCTGTCGTCGTTAGAAGCTGAAATTGAGGCTTGGAAAACTCGACTGTTAAAGGTTCAAGCTCCGGCCCGCCGTTATCGCCAATTCCTCTAGTCATTTGACTGTGCAAATATAATTTGACGACGGGGCCGACTGTTCTCAACCTTTTTTTCAACAGACTTAGTTATTTCGCCTTGAATTTGGGCGTGAAGTTCCATGGCCTTAAGTCTGTCGGCCGTCTTAACGTCGGGATCGTTGTAAATCACTTCAAGCTTCTTCAGCTTTTGTTCGCGAGTTTCAACAGGATCGGCCTCTTTGCCACCATTAAGCTTGGCTAGCCGGATGCGCTCTTGCACTTCCAAATCTTTAAGCCAAATCATTACGGCTTGTTGAGCGCGCATTTCAGCGTCACGTTGATTACGAAAGACGTAAGCGCCGACTTCAAACGGCTCAAAGTTAGGATAGCGCGCGGAATACGCTACGAAGTCAGCCTTAAGCTTTTCTTCGTCTTCGTCCTCAAAAATTACAGGCGCGACGTTCCACATAGGCCGAAACTAATAGCTTGTTGTTGTCAAGGCAAGCCTAAGCCCAACGCAAAACGGGCGAACCTTTCGGCCCGCCCGTTTCACTGGCGATCAAGTCGATTGCCTAACTCGCGTCGATTGCCGCCGCAAGCTTGTCGTTCTCCGCCTGAAGACCTGCCAGGATCGCACGAACCTTGTCGGCGTCACCGCTACTAGCGACAATGCGACCTTCGTTGATCCGCTCCGCCAAGTTAGACGCAACAGAAACAGCGGCATTTGCCACATTGGCGATATCTGCCACCTGTTCGGGCATACCAAGCGCAACAGCCACAGGAGCTAACTTCTGTGCCGTATCAAGCGCGGCCTGCAATCCTTCGGTCGCCTTAACAACGTCCATTTTATCAGCCTTTCCTTAGTTGCGGATAAGTTCATTCGCCGCGTTTGCGTTCAACTTCACGTCGGACACAGCGCCGCAAAATAGAGCATCAGCCGTCTTGTAATAAAGGCGTGCCTTTGTAAGCGCCGAATAGGCGCTGGCCAGATAAGGCTTGACCTGGCCCTTGACCTTCACGGGCAGCTTGCCGGTTGCGTCGGCTGTCACATAGGCATGAGCAGGAACGTTGTACGCGGCTTCAGCGGCGTACATGGCTTCGGCGGAGATAAGACAGGCCGTAACAGCGGCGTTATCGGTCCGCACAGGCTCGCTAGGCGTCGCTACAGGCACAGCGGCGTTAACGGCCACAGGAGCCGTTGCCGGCGCTCCACAGCCTGCCAGGCACAGGGCCAAAGCGGAGATAATCGTAAGGCGTCGCATGGGCATTCCCTTCTTCAGTTGAACACGTTGGTAAGAAGACAAAACGTAAGCCACATTCCAATAATTCCAAGCAACCATTTAACTTGCTTGAAACTATCTCCAAGCGCTGCCGACACCAAGAAAAGAATATCGCTGCAAACCATGCCAATATAAAAAAGGTAAATGTAACTATCTAAATTTATATATTTAAATAGTCCAACAATGCGAATGGCCATAATCATCAAAAGCGACAAAGAATAAATCACAAGCCCTACACTTGTGATTAGAACTTGATAACTAGGCAAATCTTTGCGCGGCGACGTAATGGCGCTAAGCAACACCTTAACCCAAATATAAAACACAAAAGTTGAGCTAAGCGTTACAGCGCCCAACATGGTAGCATAAACGCTCATTTCATCTTTCCCACAATTGACTTGACTGTTCCGGCCATGTGGTTTTCATCGCTGGCCAAGTCTTGCAACAAAGCTCGCACTTTTTCGGCGGCTCTTTCGTTGCGTTGTGTTGCTACAATGACTTGTGCTGTCAAGCGGTCGGTCACAGGTCTATCAACTTTCGGCGCAAAACCTAACATGGCTTTTACCTTCTTAAGCATTAGCCGCCTTTCCGCTCGCGCAACACTTCGGTAAGTGTTTCAAGCGTGTTTGTGCTTTGCTCAATAGCTTTGATGGCTTCTCGACTTTCAGCAATTCGCTTTTCGTTGACTTCATCAACTTTTGCGTCTTTTTTGACGTAAGCGTATGCGAGCGCAAGAATAACTATTCCCGGCAAACCAAGATTTAAAAGAGCGGAGACAACTTCAGCGTTCACGCCAGTTTCCCTAACGCGATTATGCCGGCAAGCGCGTCGTTCTGTGCTGCAAGCTTTGCCAAATCGTCAGGCGTAGCCATCGGGAAAAGGTCTTTGGCTTCTTCAGAAGCAACCGCCTTGGCCGACACTTCGCCAGGCAATGAACCAATGCTAGGCGGCATGGTGTAAACGTCGTCGGCTCTTGCCATGCCAATCGCCACGTCAAGCACGCCGTTGTCTGACATTTGAACGCCTGGCGACATTCCAACAACACGCCGCGTCCAACCAAGGCCAAAAATTGCAAAAGTGGCAAGCGACTTCATAAACGCAAGTCGATTGGCACAATAAGTTAGAATAAGCGCTTCTTCGTTGACCTTAGCTGAAGCATAAACAGCGGCCAAGGATTGCTGCCCAAGCACGCCATCGTCTTGAATACCAACAGCCAATTGAAGATATCTGACAGCGCGAGAAACGCCGGAATTTACAGCGAAGTCAAATACGGCATAATCAAGACCGGCCGGCAAGTCGTCGGCATGAACAAGAGACCAAAACTGACGCTTGTATATGTCGTCAGTTTCAGTTGAGCTTAGCAACTTTACTGACTGAAGCGGCAAACCCTTCACCTTACGATAAGCATCGTAGGTTTTTTGGGTAATGCCTTTATTAGTCGGCCCGCCAGGGTCTTTAGGATGATCCAAATAGCCGCCTTCGTGGGCAAGCACTAGAGCAAGCGAGCGGCGATAAAAGCCGGCGCTCACTTTGCGGAACCGTCGATAGCTGCCGGAGCGGTTACGGTGTCAGCATTGGTGACGTTTTGAGTGGTGGTAGCCGCTTGCGTTGCCTTGAACGTGCCAATGACGCCGATAAGGCCAGTGATAGCCGCGCTAATGAACGCGAGCGCGCCAAGAACACGAGCAAGCGCAACTTCGCTATTGGCAGGGCACCAAATACAGACAGCCGCCGCCGACAAGGCTAGCAAAATGATGCCCGCCAGGGTCGCCAGGTAGGCGATAAGGTTGTGACGGTTGTTCATGCCCGGCTTCCCCTAGCAATGCCCACACGGGGCTAGGGGCAGCGGTGTAGCGCGATCCGGGGGCAAAGGAAAGGGCGGCTAAGGATCGCTCCCTAGCCGCCCTTCTGACACTTATTCAGCGTCTATCCTGCTACCCCGCTAGACGGGACAGGATTTGCTTCAGGCGGTGCGCCAAACGCGGGCACCTTCGCCCTTGGGATCGTCAGCGCCGACGCTCTTGACCGTGAAGTCCCGCGTGACCTTCATAGCCGGCCGGGTTTCCTCGCGCGAGGAAACGACGATGCGTTTGCCGTCCGCGTCCTTGGCGAAACCCTTGCCTTCACCTTCGGCGCGCTGGTACTCCTTGACGGTAACGGTTTCCGTCTTGTCGCCGTCAGGAATGGCGAACTTGGCGCGAGCGCCGGAAACCGACGACGCCAGCCGCTCCGCCGGGTTCGGGTTCTCCGTCGTCTTGGCGACGTGGAACGACTGGCCAACGTTCAGCTTGTCGAACGGATAGCCGCCCGAACGCCCGCGCCGGGTCGCATCGGTCGGCATGGCCACGTTGTCTTCAATCTCGAAAGACGAAGACCCGCCCGACGCCGCCGCGCCATCCGCCGTGCCGTTGTCGTCGGCACCGTTGGCCTTGTCGAGTTCGGCGCGGCCCGCATCGGTAAGCGTGACCTGTGCCGTGTCATTCTCGATAATGGACGTATCCACCGTCGCGAAGCCGTCGTTGATGATGCCCGCGCCTTCGGCCTGCGTCAGCATAAGCGAACCGCCGGCATCCGCCAGCATCGCCAGAAGCGCCACACCCGTCGCGGTAATCGCCACACGATCCGAAGCCGCTGCCGGGGTGTCGCTCTTCTTCGCCGTCGCCATTTCAAATTCCTTTCAAACTGTGTTGCCCGGTTCAACCACCGTCGCAACGATTGGTTTAAAGCCGCTGTTAAGACTGTCAACAGCTATTTTTTAGATTGCCGGCTTTTGCGCCTCAATCGCCGCGCCATCTTGCGAACGCTCGCCATCCATCCGCCGGGTGCGATGATTGGCCGGCAAGGACTGTTCCAAAATGTCGCGTTCGCCGGTAAGGTTCCGGTTGGTCGCGTCATATTCGGTGAAGCGTTCGGGAAAGCGAGCGCGAAGCTTGGCGATGTTGACCGCTTCGTCATCCCGCCAGCCATAGCCGAACGTCATGGAAAGAATAGCAAGATACCACTTTGCATCGCCGCTTTCTTCCTTGACGTTGACCGGATCAACACCCTTGCCGGCGATGGCGTCGCGCAACGCTTCCAGCATTTCGCCGGCTTCGGTCGCCAAACCAAGCGCGCCGTGGATATAATCGGTCGCCTGGCGGAGCGACAACGGGCCGAACGGAATACCGCCGCCGTCCGCCGCGTCGGCAATGCGACTTGGCAAATCAGACGTGCCGTTAGAAACAACACCGTCTTGACTAGACGCAATACCGTTGTCGCGCCCATAAAACAGCGACTTCTTCACTTCGTCCAACGCCTGAAGCGCCGCAATGGCCGCGTCAAGCCGCTGTGCGAAAATGGCGGCGGCGACAAGCTCGCCATGATAGGACGGCGAAAGCGTCAAGACCGCTTCGGCCGCATAGTCAAAGCTGAAGGCGTTGGCGGCAGTCGCCAGAAAATGCGCCTTTTCCACGTCGCCAGCGTCGGCAATGTGAGTAAAGCCGGCCGTGCCGACAAGTTCGCGGTGGACAACTTGCTTGCCACTGTGGAGATATTCGCCCATTTACCCGGTTCCTTTTGCTTATGTGGGATGCCCCGGTTGGTATCGAACCAACATGACTAGCACCAAAAACTAGCGTCCTACCATTAGACGACGGGGCAACAGCGCTATAGCTGCAACAGAAACCACAGCACGAACATAATCGGCAATGCAAGCAAAAAGCCAAGTAAGACGCGCCGGCCGTCCATAATACGGCATTGAACCTGGCCAGTGCCAAAGCACTCAACGCAAGCTTCGCCGCGCGAATATATATCCGCTATAATCTCACCTGTGCGATGGCTTTTGATACCGCCACGCTTCCACTGAAAGCCGCGCCCGCCGCAATCGGTGCAAAGAGTGTTGACCGCGCCCGCATTGTCAGACGCGGACCTATCGCTGTTCAGAAAAGTAGCCATGTTCCCGGTTCCTTCAATTAGAACCCGTCAAATAGCCAACAATGGCATCGCGCGCAAGCTCCCAACCATGGATAATTTCAGCTTTATAGCCGGCGGCTCGCATATCAAGCTGATATGCGAGCTGTTCAGCCGACGGCTTGCCAGCATCCTTACGCTTAAGCTCAATATAGAAGCCGGCATAAGAGCATCCCGACGATAAAGGTTCAATCGGATGCGGCAAAAATATGTCAAAAACGCCAGCCTTAACGCCTTCGGCCTTGGCCTGTGCGCCCCGGATCGCATCGCCGTGGCCTTGGTTGTGGACAGCGTGCAACCACTTCAGCGCCGGCACAGCGACCGGCCCCGGCTGAAACACTCCGCCGACAACCGAACCGCCATAGCGCTTCATAGCATAGCCTGGCAGCGTATAGGCGGCGGCGTCGGCGGCGGCTTCAAAGCCGAAATTGCGCGCCATATTTGCCCACATGAACAGCGCGACTTGTTCGGCGTGTTCCTTGCGGGTCTTCGCCGCGTAAGACCAAGGATCAAGGTTGGCCATTACGAACCTTTGTCCAAAAGGCGCATAACTGCCCAACCGTCAACGCCAACATTGTGAATATGAATGCGGCCCGAAACGCCAAGCTTTTTATAGCTTATTCCATTTTCAAGCTTAGTTTCATATCCGCCTTCACGCAACATGGCGCAAGCTTCTTCAGCGGTAATCCACCAATCATTAAGCATAAGCCGCCCATCCTTCCACCTTGCGCCACTCGGCATCGGTATAGCGTTCGTCGGCGTCAAAGCGATAGCCATCGCCGGTCGCTTCAAAGACGACGCGAACTTGCGGGCTAGGCCACTCGCCAACGTTTTCGGTTTTGATGACAGCGTCGGCCGGTAACAGGTCGCACGTTGCCCGCCCGCCGGCCAGAGCGTGGGCAATGGCTTCGTCACCGCTCACTTGTCAGGCTCCGGCTTCTGTTCGTCGGCAACCGCATTGATCGCGACGCCAAGACCGTTGTTGACCGCAAACCAAATATGGTTGGCCAGCCAAGAGCGCGCCCGGTCCTTGCTATAATCAACAACACGACTACGGCCCTGTTGTTCGCCAGTCTTCACGTCAACCGTCGTTACCCTTACCTTCATGTGACCCGGTTCCTTGTATGTGCGGATTTGTCCGCTGTTAAGTCCAATCCGCCTTTCGCATTCGGCCGGATTGACCCCGCTCTAACAACAAGTGCTTGCCATAGTCAACGGCAACGGGATGGTTTTTATAGCTTCCCCAATTTGCCAGCTTCAGATCGGTAAAAAACGTCGGCACTTCAGCCGGCAAAGCCATAGCCGCCAGCGGTTAAGCGTATCGCATAAGCAAGAACCGCCCGCACTCACTTATAGAATGACACGGAGCAAACCACGCCGCAAACTTGGTATATTCAACCGATTGCCAAACGTGCCATTCGGCTATGTTTTGGAAATGATCGGGAAACGCCTCAACCTTCAGCACAAGGCTAGGATCAGGCTTGAACCGGAAAACTTCGCGCGTCATGCCTTCGCCAAGCCTATCGCCGGCCATGAAGTCTAAAAACTCGCGCGCTGTGCCGCCGATAAAGCGTTCAGCTAGCTCTTGACTAAGCTTTGCCATTAGCCAACTTTTCAGCTTCAGCTTTAGCCGCATCCATAGTAGGAAACAACAGCGGCAAACCGTCTTTAGCTCGGCACAATATGCCACGCCATCGAATGACAAAACTGTCAGGTGCGGTCACTCCGGCTTCATGCGCGGTATAATCCATTGCCGTCCTCTTGCGGCAATAATACGCCGCGCTTTGATGTTGCGGTAAGCCTGAAGGCGAGAAATGCCAAACAAGGCAACTTCACGGTCAATTTCTTCTTCCATGCCAAGCTAATAGCCGACTAGAAGTTACCTAACCGTGAATTGCCCACATTAACGCTTCATAAGCGATGAACGCGAGCGCGCAAAAACCAAAGACGGCCCAACGCCTATAGTTGACGCTTTCATTCCATTCTTTGTTGTTGGCCAAGCTCCAACCGCGACGCCATTGCGTCCAATCTGGCGAACCCGGATCGTATGGGCAGTCTTCAAGATATAGGCCGTTGGCATGTGCGACTTGACCTTGCGCCGCCGGAGCTTTGCTAGCGCGCTCTAGGTGATCGTCCCAACCAACGTTGTTGTCGTTGTCGGTAGCGTTCACCTTGGCTTCAAGCTCGCCATACTCCTGCCCTAGCCGCCAAGCGTGCCAGGGCCAGCCCTTGAACAGCATGGGATTGCCAGTAGCAGGAATGCCGCTCTTGCCGGCGATATAGCCGGCCCTGAAATAGTGCGGAATAGGCTTAACCATAACGAGGCATCCCCATTTCTTGAAGTCGTTGTTGTATGCGCGCCCGGTTCAATGTCAATGCCGCTTCTGTCGGAGTCCAATCATTTAGCCAAGGCGGAGTTATGTTCCTGGCGATAGTGTCAACGTCGTCAAAGTTGACGTTGTAACCCCTAGCGAGCATTTCAGCTATAAGCGCGCATTGCCGTTTCTTAAGCCAATAGCATCGCGGGTAAAAGAAGCGGCAATGCCCCGTTCCCAAGGTATAGGCCAAGGGATTGCGCCGGTCGGTTGGCTTTTCGCCGCGTGCGATGGCATGACGAACTAGACTGAATATGCGCGGCAACTCGCGATATTCGGCAATCAAGTGCGGCCTAGTCAGTTCCTCCACCGGCACGCAATTAACGCGGGTCAACGCGCCGGCTCCGGTGTTCCTTGACGAAGTAGTTGTTGTGCCCCTGGCGTTCGGCCGTGAAGCTAACGCCGCGTGCGGCTTTGGTATTGAGCCTGACGGCTTCTTTCTCGGCGTCCATACGGGTCATTTCGACTTCGCCTTGTGCGGTTATGTTGCTGATAGTCATAGGGTGCCGGCGGCTCCGCTTCAAGCTCCCTGGCCAGGCGCGCAAAGAAGCTGGCGCTGTCTTCGGCGTCAACGTGCGCGGTCAACTTGCCAGTGATTTCGCGAACGCCCCGGATCAACTCGGCACCGGCCTTGGCCAAAGCTTCGCCTACAGACTGAAAGCTAAGCTGAAGGCTCAACACCTGTGCTTCGTTCATCCGGCCCCATTCGTCATACCAAACGATAGTGCCCTTGACGGGTTCGCCGCCAAGGTCAACGCCGCAATAAATGCGGTCTTCGTCGGCGGAGCCGGTCACTTCAGCAACCGCCGAAGGTGGCAAAGGGCGGCGTCGGGTGCCAGGCCAGCCGCAATGCCAAGATGATAGTCGCCAGTGGCGCGCAAAGCTTCGCGAACGATCCTGGCGCGCTCGGCATCGCTGTTAGGGTCCACCTTTACCGGTCCCAAGCCGGCGGTGAACTTCAGTTCTTTGTTGCACTCGCCATGCTGAACAACCGGTGGGTTGTCCTTGGCCTTGCCAAGCGAATAAATGCAATTGGCGGCGTGGCGGCTATCAAGCGGGGCTTGACAATAGCAACACTTCATTATTCCGGCTCCCATAGATAGTTGTCGGGTTCAAGGTTTTCCGGCTTAGCCGGCTTGGCCAGGAAGTCAAGCACGTCAGGCCAACGCGAATGAAGTTCGGCAAGCGGCTTACGGCGTTCGGCTTCTTCAGCTAGGGTGCGCTCCCAAAGGGGCCAATCTGTGATAAACTCTTTGATGGCTTCACTAAGCAAGTTGGCCAAGTATTGCGGCCGGAGTGCGTCAAGCTCCCAACTTTCGTTGCCATGCTGGCGTTGATACTCGGCAAAGCGCTTGTCAGTCACCTTAGCCGGTTGTGGTGGCAACCGAAGTTCCCGCACTTGGCTTGTCATAAGCGCGATGCGGCGCACTTCCACGTTAAACCCGGCGATTAGCTCAACCCGGTCTTCGTTGTCGCGCGACATATCCCAACCGCTAGGGTCATGGTCGCCAAGGTGAATGATCGCGACCCGCTTGCCCTGTGCGGCGGCTTCAGCGAAGCGGTTGCCGGCGGCGTATATCTCGCTAGTGGACATATAGCCTCGGCACGCCATGAACGGCACCCGGTATTCGGCGCAAGGACGTTCAACAACGTTGGCTTGTGCGTCTTTCTCAACCCAAGCTTCAATGTAAGCTCCCTGTGGCGTCCACAGGTCAAAAGCTAGCTGTTGCTCTAGCCCGCTCAACACCTGAAGTTGGTTAGGCTGAATAAGCCAAGGACTAACGCTCCGGTTGCGGTCCTCAATAGCATCCCAACTAATCAGCCCCATAAGTCGCCCCTTCTTCACAAGGACGCTTAGGTTATCATAACTGCTAGCCGTGTTAGGAATATCGTTGGCTTGAACAAGTTGATAGTAAATCTGGCGGAGCGTCAACGTATAACCGTCGCCGGCAAATTCGTCTATGACGGCGTTAATCTTGTCGATTACCGCAAGTGACGATTGGCGTAGGTTAAAGTGCTGATATTTAATGAAGGTCATTAGAAAAATTCCCAACGCCTAGCCATAGCCTCAATCTTATCTTCAGGCACATTATGCACATTGGCATAACGACCTTCGCAAATAACAACGCTAAATGGAAAACCAAGCTCTATATAAGGCATAACTTCCCAACGACGGCTGAAAGTATTGGCAACAACTACGTCATTGCCAGCTTCCAACGCTGCCTTAACATACGCAAGGCATTTTGCATGACACTCGCCAAGCTTATCAGCGTCAAAAGCATATTCGCCTTTGGCATCAAGCATGAACATATCGGCTTCAGCATGAACACGCCCAAGGCTTTTGGCCAAAGTGCTTTTGCCGCTACCAGGCAAACCCCTAACGATCAGCAAGTGAGTCATTGCCCGGTTCTCCACAAAACAGGCACGCCTTAACGCACAAAAGCCGGTTGCGGTCAACCCCTACTTCCGACTTCGGCCAAGTAGCTACTTCCTGGCGGCTTCGGCTTATGGTGTTGAAGGCAACCGGCTTGTCGGCTGGTATTCAGGGCTAAACCCCGGCGTCACACTAGCAACGCTTATGTTGTGCGCTAATGGGCAATGCGGCTCTTAGCGGCGCCTAAGCACCTGGCCCCTTATGCTAGCGGGACTGAAGACCGGCGCTAGCTTCCCTATGTATCCGGCCTATTCGGAACGCCAATGCACGGTGGTTAACTCCCTTGTTATGTCGGTGCCTAATCCAACGTTGAGGCTAGCGTCATTGCTTTAGTTCTACGTGCCAGTTTTTTCTAGCGGCATTTACCTGGCGCTTGCCGCCGCGCTAAAATACTCTCCACATATTATCTTCCTTTTATGGCGAAATTTACAGGGCGCCAGCGTTTCAGCTATTGTGACTTTCGCTCTGCCCTAGAGCGGCGTTCCAGCCTGTCTAACACCATAAAGGCGGACTTGACGACGCAAAAGTCTAGCTGTCACTCTAGCTAGCCATATGAAGATTGCCGGCGCACTGGCCGGAAGTCGATCATTGCCACTACTCCGTTGCGGCGTTGCTACACATGCCCACATCGGCCGATGGCGTCAAGCGCTAAATTGCAAATTGTAACGCCGCTGCCTTCCTTTTGCGTAATGGGTCAAACGGCAAGCAACCAACTCGCGCTGTAAGCTGGCAATATACTTGGTGCGACCGGCGGCGCGTTCAGCGGCGATCAAACCAAGGTATTGTTTGCGAACTTCAGCGTAACGGTTCCAACTACCCTTGGCCATTTGGCTTCCTTAGTAAAGTGTCGAGACGGCTACCCGCTAGGTCACTTGGTAAGGGGCTAAACCCCCGTTTCGCCTTTAGGCTTGAACTTTTCGGTTAACCGGCCCTGCGAGCGTATTCCCGTTTCCTGTGAGCCGTAACCGCCTCGACAAAACCGTCTTAGCTGGCGCATATTCTGGCGTCAACAACTATTTTGCGGCTAGCTGAAATAAATGCCCACGTTGATCGCCTGGCGGATATAACGGGATATAGCGGAGCGTTATACGCCGCAAACCCGCAGAAAACCGCCAATTCTAGTCAAAAATATAAAGATATAATAAATATAATACAGATAATAAAAAGCATAGCCGGCACCTTCAGGAATGACGCCAACAAATAGCCAACAATACGCCACTAAATTACCCCTATTTTCTGTAAAGGGGGTTTCTCCACTATATTTGTTATATCTATTCAACCTATTGAAAACGCTACATTTTTAATCGAATTGCTATTATATCTCCTCTATACGCCGTAACAAATAAGGGTTTACAACACTTATAAGACCGTATAAACGATTTTTGGCAATTATGGAGAAACGGAAAATGTACCCAATTCGCAAAGTTGAGCCGGTCAACCACGACAAACGCAAGACGGAAAAGACGGAAACTTTCCCATTCAATAAACTTGAAGTTGGCGAAGGTTTTTACGTTCCCAACAAGCTCAATATGCCGCCAGCCGAAGACATTAAAGCGGCGCACAGCCTTCAGAACATGCAAACACATTGCAATTACCGAAACCGCAAGGCTGACACTAAGGTTTTTAGAGCCGCGCTTTACCCGGCCGACCCGCATTGGATTCAAGTATGGCGTGAAAGCTGAAGCCAACAAATAGCCGCTTGACATGCCAGGCACGCCAACATATATGCCAGCTAACAGCTAGGGAGTTGAGCGCATGAAGACCGAAGCCGCCGAAATGATCCGCGCCGCTGTGGCGCTTCAGGTTGCCGCCCTTGAATGGGATGGCGACGACACGACGACACAGGCCAGCGCACGCCAGGCTATCGCCGCAATGCAAGAGTGCCTGAACGTCGCCGGCCATGCCTTCGCCAAAATGAAGCGTGCCAGCGAGCGCACCCGACATGGCCGTTAATGTGGGCAGGGAGTAACAGCCATGTTTATCGTCACACTCGAAACCAAGAATTTCAGCTTTGAAGCGCACGGTTACACCGAAGAAGAAGCCAACGAAGCTATGGGAGTGGCGTTGAACGTCCACCGCGATCAATACGGCTTGCATGATGAATGGTGGTCGGAGTATGACTTTCAGACGCACCGCTTTGAACCGGGGCTGTGCTTTCGCAATGGGGAACGTTTAGCATGACTTGGGAACCCGGCTTGCCCGTCGTTATCAGCATCTATGACGAAAGCGGCAATATGTTGCGGCCTTGGGCCGAAGCTGGGTTTGACTGCTATTGCCTAGACATTGTGAACGTTGGCCATAGCGAGCGTGTCGGCAAGGGTTGGTTGCACTTCGTAAAAGCCGACGTGCTTGACCCTGAAGTGCGTGCCAACATCATTGCCCTTAAGCCGGTATTCATCGCCGGCTTTCCGCCATGCACTGACTTGGCCGGCCTGGGTGCAAAGCATTGGGCAGGGAAGTTAGAGCGCAACCCTAACTATGTGGTTGAGGCAATGGCCTTGGTTTACTTCGTTCGGGACGTTGCCGACGAACTAGGCGTGCCCTACTTCGCTGAAAACCCGGTTGGCCGTATCTCAACCGAATGGCGTAAGCCTTGCCACATATTCAACCCTTGCGAGTATGGCGGCTATTTGCCCGAAGACGACGCGCACCCGCGTTGGCCGGAGTATATAGAGCCGCGCGACGCTTATACGAAGAAAACATGCCTGTGGACCGGCAACGGCTTCGTCATGCCGTGGAAAAAGCCGGTGCCGCCGGTTATGATCGAATTGGAGAGTAGCAAGGCCAGCGGAGTAGTTCGCGGGTCTAAACAATGGGCAATGCTTGGCGGCAAGTCGGCTAAGACTAAGCAAATTCGTTCAGAAACGCCGCGCGGGTTTGCCATCGCGTGCTTTCATTTCAACGGCTTGCCCATACTTCGCCGGCTTGGTTTAGCCTAAACGCCACAAATAATTTCAACTAATAGCCGGCTAGGGGTTGACGCCTTAGCCGGCCGCTGCCATATCGGCTTCAGCAAGGGAGTTAAACCGATGTTTGATTTTGAAGCACCCATTGCCAGTGTTCGCGCCGCACGCGAAGACAAGGGCTTGAACGTCCATTTTGTTCGCGAAGACGGCACGCCAGATAGCTTTTCGTTCGCAACGCCGGAGCGCGCCACGGCGTTTGCCGCTTCCTTACGTCGTCAAGGTCGCACTGTTACCAGCAACCACTAAGAAGGAACCGGGCAATGCCAGTGACACACGAAGAACATGACAACATTGCCAAGCGCCGTTTCAACGGCGGGTGGATATTCATCGTTCCCGAACACAAAGGTTGGGGCATTTACCACGAACCGGCTAGCGGAGGTTCCTACAACGTTGGTTGGTGGATCGCGCTCGCCAACGCCAAAAGGTTAGGCAAGGCCATCGCGTTAAAGCAAAAAGCCAAGCTTTACGTTGAGGAAAACCTTGATTAAAGTCTAGTGATCGTCAACGACAATAAACCGGGCCGCGTTCGCCACCACATAGGCGCGCGGCCCGCAACCGAAGCTTTCCACCATTTGAGCCTTGGGCACTTCGCGGAGTTCGTCGGCTTCAACTAGGGTCTTCAGTGCGCGCTTGATCGCTGCCGTTGCTCCTAGCCTATCGTCGCGAAAAGCCGCCATGCTGATAAGCCGACGGCTGATAAGCGTTTCAGTGACAACGCCGCTCCGGTGCATATCCTCGCGCGCGCCATACTTAAAGTATCGGTCGCCAGGGTCGCCTAGATAGGTGGCAATGCATTTGACGACGTGCGTTAATTGCTTGCCTTCGGCCGTCGCCGCGTGCCCGACCTGGCCCGTTTCAAACTTCACGATCATGCGGCGCGTTTGCTCCACAACCATGTTGGTTGCCCACATGGTTTCGTTGATCGTTATTCGCGGCTCTAGTGGATTGATGCCAACCGCACAGACAGCCGCCAGCTTAAGGGCCTTCAAGTGAGCGCGGTTCCATAGCTGGCGCATGACTTCAGTTTTGGCTTCGTTGATTTGATCGGTTGTCCACCGTTCAAAGTCGCGAAAGGCTTGGGTAGCTTCGCCGTCGCTCGGCACATTATGAATGTTGCCGTTGTGCGCCAGGGTAAGCGCTGTGCCGCACAAGTCGGCAAGCTGTTGCACTAACCGGAACGGGGGCCGCACGTTCTCCGCCCCTTCGTTCAGGTACAGCCTTGGCCCCTTATACTCAAACGTCAGAAAGCGCGGCAACAAGCCGCTGGCAATCATCGTGTCGTCAAGCATTTCATAGAAGCGTTCAGGCACGCTTTCGCCAAGGATCGTCAACGCGGGACTAACGATAGCCGACGTGTTCTTTTGACTATCGCTATAGGCCATTGGATCAAGCGTGTTGCCTTTGCCCGACTTGCTGTATAGCTGCAATAGGATGCGCTCTAGGCCGCTTAGATGCGTGCTAGCGCGCGGGTCTGCCATTTCCTTCAGCTTAACGCCAAACTCGCCAAGGATTGAATAGGCAGAAGGCTTCTTGTCAAGCCATTTGATAAGGCCGGCTGAACTGACTAGCTCGCCTGGCCCCCTGAAGTCGCCAGCGCTAGGCACGCCTTTAATGACTTCAGACATAAGCCGGCCTGTGCCACTCGCGATAAGGTCTTTGCCGGTGCCAGTAGGGGCCAGCAACAGGATATATTGGTTTAGACCTGTGCCGCTAACGTTGAAGCCCCGACCGGCGATGCCAGACAGCAAGCCGATAGCTCCGGCTAGCGCAATGTCGGGCACCTGGCGCGGCGCGGCGTCCAAGAGGAATTGCGCTATCTCGCCAAGCAAACCGGGCGGGAAGGGGTTGACGCCTGGCGCGGCCGATGGCACCCCGGCGCTAGCGGCGTGAAGCCCTTGTTGCGGTGCGGTGGCAAGGTGAGTTGTAAGGCCGTTGGTGACGCCAGTTGTTCCGCCCGGTTCGGCTGGCGTCACCTTAGCCGCCGCTTCGGCGCGTATCTTGTCTAGCGCGACCTTCAGCCCGTCAATGTCCACCTTGGGCAACTGCCGGTCAAACGACTTGTTGACCATGTAGGCAACGTAATCGTCGCGCTGTGCTTTCTCGCGTTGGCCAAGCGCCGACTGTCTGAACAGCCGCGCAATCTGTGCCATGTTTTGCGAGTAAAACGCCAGAATATCCACAAGCGCAAAGTCGGCTTCGGATTGTGACGGATACATGCTTTCAAAGTCGCCGGTAAACAGCCGATGGAACTTTTCGCCGTTCACGGCACCCGACGCGCGGGCGATAATGGTTTCGTCGTCTTCGGTTTGTGGTTGATCCTGGCCAGCCGCGTAAACCTTAGGATCGCCGCCCATTTCGTCAAAGAGCGTTGTTAAAAGCTCTTGCCGGTCTTCAATGGGCGCAGCCAAATGAACGTTGCCCGTCATGGTGGCAAAGCGTTCATGCGGATATATCTCAATAGCCGAACGCCGACGACCTTGGGGCAACCGACCCTTGCAGATAATATGCAAGCCGGAACCGCTAGGGCTTAGCTCGCTATAGCTGTTGAACTTGGTGAAGACCAACATTTGACGTTGGAATGCTTCAGCGTCGCCATGTGTGTCATCAAGGTCAATAAAGCAATAAGGATCGTCGCGAGTGAAGACGAAGCCAATGCCACTGAAGCCGGTAAGCTCAACCGGCAAGTCGGGTTCGCACGGCTGAACACACGTCAAGGGCGCGGCGCAAGTTTCAGCGAACGTACCCCATGTGGCGGGCGCATCTTCGCCAGCAACCTTCGCCTTCACACCGCCAGGGCGGGGCGCATAGGGAACCTTTGTGGGCTTAACACCGGGCCGCTTTTCAAGCCGCCACAAAACCCATTGATTGCACGCCTGTAGTTCGGCGGGAATGTCGCTGAACGCCACGGATTAAAGTTCCACCGACTTTCCCGAAAGCGCGGTATAAAGCCGCTCAATCTTATTCACGCCAGGTTCTTTAATTTGACCGTCGCACAACTGGCGAAGCCAACCAACAGTGCAATCGCATTGCTTGGCAAGCCGCTTCCAATCTTCAAGCGCTGTTTGTTCAAGCAACTCTAAGGTTGCCCTAAGAAGTGTGGAAGTCATGCTTTGCCCGGTTTAAAGGGATGCGCTGTAGCGCCGTCCGCCTATGGCTGGCACGATCCGAACACACGAGCAAGGCCGAAATTATTATTTTGCTTTGTGCTTGACGCCGCGCCCCTGGCGTGCCTTATGTCGTGTGTCAGTCGCCGCGTGCCGGAATTTGGTAACGGTGATCGACGCGACATTACAGCCGCGCCGCGACGGGGCGAACGTCTGTAAGTGAGGGTTCAAGTCCCTTCGCGGCGGCTGGCACAGGAACCGGGCAAAGGATATTCCCACATGAACACCGAAGGTTGGGGCACGCCGCCCACCGCTGAAGGCGGCATTGGCCATAACTCCGGCGCATGGCCAACGGCCGAAGCACAGGCCGCGCCGCCCGCCGTCACTTACGAAGTGAAATACCCGGCACAGCCGGAAACCGAAGAACCCGAAGCGTTCCGGCTCCGGCGCAATGCCGAAGTTGACGCATGGTTGCGCGGCAAGCAAGCCGCTACGATGGCCGTCGATTTGGAGCGCGACTGTCGCGCCAAGGTGACGGCAACGTTGTTCCCCGCGCCGAAGAAGGGAACGCAGCGCTATGACATTGGCGGCGGTTATCAGGTCAAGCTTGTCTATGGCCTGACTTTCACTCTTGGCAATAAGGATGCGCTGCGCGAAAGCGACGGCTCCAAGTATCCTATTCGCGAGCAAGTTGAAGACTTGGAAGCGCGAATTATGGATAAGCACGGCGAAGTCGGCGCGGCGCTTATCAAGCGGCTTATCAGTTGGAAGCCGGAGCTTTCCGGTTCCGAATATGAAAAGCTTGACCCAAAAGACGACGTTGAAGCGTCCGTTGCCGCGATGATTGCGGAGATATTGACTGTCAAGCCGGCGTCGCCACAGCTTACCTTTGAAGAACCGAAGGCGGCTAAGTAACATGGCCCTGGCACCGCTCCGGCTATCAATCAACGAAGACGATCCTTCGTTTTCGCACGTCGCTTACAATCAGAAGCTGAAGGTAGCGCTTAACGGCGTTCTTCAGTCGGCCGTGCTTGCCTATGATCGGTGCCAGGGTTGGATTGACCGTTTCAAGCGAGAAGCTGGCGAAACCGGGCGGTTCGTCGTTGAAGGCGACGACGTTGTTGTTGAACGAGTGCGCGGCGTTGTGTCGGCATGGATAGAGGACTAGGAATGGCCGTTCAAAGCATTCTCGGCAGCGTCACAACCGGCCGGACTGTTCAGGGTCAACGCATTGTCATTGCAGGCCCTGAAAAGATTGGCAAGACGACGCTGGCGTGCGGCGCACCTGGCGCGCTGCTAGTTCCTCTTGAACAAGGCTATGCGGCGGTGTCGGTGCCCAAGACGCCGATGTTGGACACATGGGAAGGTGTGTTACAGCTTTGCGAGGAATTGCGGGCGCAAGCACTTAGGCGCATTATCGGCCCCGGCTTTTCCGTCGTGTGGGATAGTGGAACCGCGATTGAGCGGCTTATTCACGACTATATCTTGCGTAAGGACGGCAATTGGAAGCCTGGCAATCCGGCCGGCTTGACGATGAACAGTGCTCTTGGTGGCTATGGCAAAGCTTACGCCGTCGCCAACGAAGAATTTGCGCGGTGGACGCGCTACGCCGACGAATTAACCCGCTTTGGCATCAACACGATTGTTACTTGCCACGTCTTCGCCGCGATGTTGATTGATCCGTCGCACGGCGAATATAACTCTTGGGATTTGCTGTTGCACAGCCCCAAGAACCAAAAAGAATATGGCAAGCGCGAGTTCATTACTCAATGGGCGGATATGATTGGCTTTCTTCACGAACCCATTTTCGTTATGAAGGCTGAAGACGGCAAGGGGCCGAACCGCGCCGTTAGCTCCAATCAAGGCCGGATGCTGGCGGTTGAGCGCACTCCTAGTTGGGTCGCTGGCAATCGCTACGGCTTGACCGGCCTTATCGCAATTCCCAAACCGCCGGAGAACACCGAACTTACTGGCGGCGTTCTTGGCGGCGCATGGAATTATCTCGCGCAAGCTATTTACCAGGCACGCGGGATTGACGTTTTCAACCGGGCGAAAGGATAACTGATTATATGAACGAAGAACCCGAATTTAATTGCGCCGGTAAGGCGGAGCGCGAAGGACAACCCAAGCCGTTCGTCCTTATCGCCAGCGATCCGCTTGCCCCTTGGCTTGTCGAGATTTGGGAGGCGCTTAGCCGTAGCGACGTTGGCGGAGCGCTTAGCGCGTTCGCCGGCATGGTTGACGTAAACGCCAACCGCTACGCTGAAAACCCCCGCACTTCGGCCAAGCTCAACAGCGCGGCGTTGATCGCGGTGGACATGCGGAATTGGCGGCTTCGCCAGGGTTTGAAGTAACCTTGTGCGCGGCAATCGACAAGAGGCGCGGCTTTCCGCCCTAGAAAGGGAAACACTAATTGATATAGAGCGGCTGGCAAATCGGTTTAAGCATCAAGCTGCCGAATTGTTAGCCGCTGTTGAATACTGCCGACGCAACAACACAACAGAAGGACTTGACGAAATGGTTGCCTTTTCTTTCAACGCTCAACAGCATACGCCGAAGTATGGCGGTGGCGGCGGTTTGCCGGTCGGGCCGAATGGCGAGAACGTCCGCTATAAGGTGATGATTACTGCCCACACGGCGGAAAACACGACCGACAACTTCGGCAACGTCAAGGGCGGCTATATCGCTCTTGAACTGAAGTCGGTGGAAGGCCCGACACAGGGCCAGGCACAGGTTGACCGGCTCAATCTCAACAACACCAATCCCAAGGTGGTTGAGATTGCCAATCGTCAGCTTTCGGCCTATTGCCACGTCATCGGCAAGTTCCAGTTCAACGACTTTGCGGAGCTTCACAACGTTCCGTTTATGATCGAAGTCGGCTTGCAGAAAGCGCCGAACCCGAACAACTACACCGAAGTCAAGGCCGTCTTTGACGTGAACGGCAACGAACCCGGCAAGGCCGGTTCGGGTCCGCAAGCGAACGTCGGCGGCGCGGCCGGTGGCCAGCCTGTCCACATTCCCGACGCATCGGGCCAGCCGGCCGGCGGCGTTCAGGCGGCGGGCAACGGTTGGGGCAACGGCGGCAATGGCCAGGGCCAGGGCCAGGGTAACGGCGGCGTTATCAGCAACAACGGGTCGCCGCACGAAAACGCAGGCTTTGCCGCACAGGGCCAGGGCGGCGCGCTCAACAACGGCGGCGGACAGCCGAACAATGGCCAGGGCGGCTATCCGGTGGACAACAACGTTGCCATGCCTGGCCAGGGCGGCGGCGCTCCACAGGGTGGCTTTCAGCAAGGCGGCTTCCAAGGTGGCGGACAGCCCGACAA